TAACGGGGTCGCTGTTCCGAAGGTTGCTTATACCCTTCGGTTCAACGGCGAGTTTATCCTGCCGGCCGATAGCACGCTCCAGAACCGCAAGGATCTTAGGAAACTTGTGGTGGGGGTTCTCGATAATGCCCTTACTAAGGACGTCATCGAAGGCCTTAACTCGATTTACTGAGTTAGTGCTCGTAACCCTCTTCCTGACCGTGCCCTTCTCGGGGCACGGTAAGGTTCTGGATCATCCTTACTCAAAGGTTTTAACCAATGAACAAGGTTCGAAGAGCCGCACGTCCGTATACGGACCTGCGCCGTTGCTATGTGGACAAAGCCCCGGAATTTGCCAAGGGTATTTACTCCCTAACAAATTCCTCCCTGGGGGAGTGCCTGGTCTCGCATCTTGCGAACTCCAGGTACTCCGAGATTGTATCTGCTTCGATAGACCCTATGGCCTATCTGAATGCAGATACTTTTGGCCGGGACTACCTCTGTGTCGAGCTGATGTCCAAGTATCCCGAGTGGGACCTTGGAATCGATCGTCGCAGTGTAGCCTTAGCTAAATTCAGGGATAGCGAAGTTCATTGTGCAGATACCAATAAGATGATGATAACCTCTCTTGGTAGGCCTTTAGTGGGTCTACCAGCGCATCCAGTATTCCAACTGGCATCGCGGAAAATTGAGAAGTTACTCTATCCTTTTTCTTGGCCTGCAGTTTTTGAACTATCCGCTTGGGGCCCAGGCGCCACGACACGTCTTAAAAGGCGTGATCGCGATGTCTACCATAAGTTTAACGGTTTACCGCAAGCAACGCCTAATGCTTTTCACCTTGCTCGAGCTCTAGTAGCTAGTATTCCTGGATGGAATCCTCGCTATATAGAGATCGTGCCTGGGAATCGCATTACCACTGTTCCGAAGAATGCTAAGACCGACCGAGTGATAGCTATCGAGCCTGACCTTAATATGGTCATTCAAAAAGGCATCGGAGCTTTAATTCGGAAGGCTCTTAACCGGGTAGGCCTTCTAGATACAAGGGGAGGTAAGAACCCTCAGGTTCTTAATAATCTCCTTGCGCAGGAAGGCAGTGCGTACGGTCGGTATTCAACTATCGACCTCAGCTCAGCCTCCGACACTATCTCCTTGGAGTTAGCTCGGACGCTGTTCCCGCCCCGCTACCGTGATGCACTAGAGCAGTGCAGATCGGAAGTAGGGACTCTTCCTTCTGGTGAAGTTATTAATTACCAGAAGCTTAGTTCTATGGGTAACGGGTACACGTTCGAAGTTGAAACCCTGATATTCTGGGGAATCATTTCGGCGGTCCTCGAAATCCATGGAGCTAAGGAGCGTCAGTTCCTTGTCTTTGGGGATGACATCATTGTCCCATCAGACATGGTAGGCTATGTGGTCGATGCTCTTACTCTAGCAGGTTTTACTGTTAACAGTAAGAAGACATGGACTTCAGGCCCTTTCCGCGAAAGTTGTGGAAAACACTACTTTCACGGAGCTGACGTAACACCCTTCTATATCAGAGAACCTATTAATGATGTTAGTAGGCTGTTCTGGTTCGCAAACTCTCTCCGGAGGTGGAGCCGGTTGTCTTGGGGACTCGATCCGACCTATCGTACTGTGTACGATCGGGCCGTGTCGTTGATTCCTAAGTCAGTCCGTTTCCGCATACCGGAAGGAGTTGGCGATGGGGGCCTCGTCTGTGACTTCGACGAGGCCCATCCTTCTCTCTCTTTTGGGGCTCGCAAGGCCCCGTATGGGTTTGAAGGTTTCCAGTTCAGGCACGCATCTGCAAGTTTCAACAGACGCGTCTTCTCTGATCAGCCCTATCTCCTGAAGGCATTATACATCTATGACTTCATGGGACAAAGGGTAGAAGGGGTGAGTCGCCTACCGGTTCCGGACCAACATAAGTTAGTTCGGGTATCGATGGGCCTCTCACCACAGTGGCCAACGTTCGGTCCCTGGTTAGGGACCTAGCGTTGTGAGCTTTGGCAGGTTTTCTGCCTGGTGCTTTGAGGGTTTCCTCAAAGAGTAG